GCCTTGCCCCATTTAGGTATGAATATTTCTGCCATAATAAATTGATGTGGAAAAGGGAGTGACCCACATTGTGGCCACTCCCCAAATCCTAATTGCAATTAAGCAAATTGACCTAAGTCAACGATACGTAATCCGATAACAATTTTACCAGCAGTTGCAGATGCAATCGCTGCGTCTGTCACTTCCAAGATAATGGAGGCTGCTGTGCTTGTTCCACCAACAGGTTGTGATTGACCACCTGTGAATGCATCTCCTGTGTTGAACACAGGTGCAGTCATGGCATCCACATCCAAAGCATCAATGAACTCATCTGGATCACCACTACTTGTTCCTACGTCAATGACGAGGGAAGTTGTACCTGCAAACGCTTCAGCTTCGTATACACCTGCTAACTCAACTGCACCACCTGCTGGTATAGTTGCGATGGTTAATTGACCACCATTGCCGATTGTTTGTAAGTCTTCGTAGGTAGCGGTGTATACATGTGTAAAACCTCTACCTGCTTCATTATTTGATAATTCTGACATATCTTAAATCTCCTTATGTTAAGTGTTATTAGTTGAAATACCCATGTGCAACAGGCGAGAGGCACGCAAGTCCGGCTACGACATCAACAAAACCACGTCTTCCACCTCCTTGATTCTCAAGCTCAGTTACAGACTCAGCTTTCAAGGACATCATAGATACATACTCAGGATCAATTAAGAGTCCTGCATCTGCGTCAACTGCGTCACTTCCGCTTGTTCTGTTGATGAACAAAGATGGAACAATAGCCACATTTCCAAAATCACCTTCGTAGATATTAACTGACAAAGTTATCTTCTTGGATTCTGCGTCTTGATTAACAACGTAAGTTCCGTTGGTAGCTGCAAGTTGACGGGAGAAGTTTGAGATTTCCTTCTTGAGGCTTGGGCCTGCAAGTAAGGTCAACTGTCCACCGGGCATTCCGTTAGCTTCGTAGAGTTCTTGAAGAACGCTATTGAAGGTTGTCTCGGTTTGCGTACCTGTTGTGTCATTAGCAACATTCTGTGCAAAGGCAGGAACGTCAGAAGGTTGTCCACCCACTCCAAGCCACTTTAACATGCCTCGTGTTTTGTAAGGTGCGCCTGCTCCAGAGTCTGCTTGACGATCTTGTGCAGAACAAAATGCAGATTCTATTGAACGTTTTACATTGCGTACTGCTTTAGACTCAGCGTTTGCAAATTCTGATGCGACACCAGCAGTGTCAACCATCTCTTGAAGGTCTGACACCATAAAGGTATCTCTAAATTTTTGCACGTAATTCCCAATGCGAGCGCGATCAGCAGACTGATTTTTAAAAGCAGTAACATCTTCACCTTCTTCAATTCCACCAAATTCTGGCGAATTTAATTTATCAACTTGAACTTCAAAGAATGTTCCTGTTGCTTTTCCCTTTTTCATCATTGAAACAAACGGTGTCGCTTCTGGTTCTAAAACTGAAATAATATCAGTCAAATCTTCACGATTACCACTTGTATTGTAGGTCGTACTCTTAGCCATATTTATATCCTCCTAATTGTGTTTTAAATTTATGCGATTGATCGCTTTAGTTTTATGTAATTTTGGTAGTCTGCTATATTACCTGACTTCTCAAATTTAGCATGAGCAGCCTGTATAAGCTTCTTATGTTTACTTCCCTCGGATCTTGGTTTACTTGCACCTGCTTCTGCACTTGCGACAGGAGCAGTGGGTTTCTTCAATTTCTTCGGTTGACCTGCATTAGCTTGTCTTGCTTTAACTGCCTTTAATCCTTCCACCATAAGCCCAAGTGCAAAGTTGCTGTTGGGTAAGTGTTCGACTAATGGTTTATAAATCGGACTTTGTTTTACCTGCATGAACATTTTGTAATCCTCACTCTCTCCATCACTTAGGAAATCAAAAGTTTGAATTGCTTGTTGGTCACTTGCTTGTCTTTCCTTAATCCAGGCTTCTCTTGCAGGAGCATCTTTGCGAAGGATTTTTTTGGCATTCGCTTTGATTCTCCTTAAGTCAGCTTTGGTGTAAGTCTTGTCGGCATCCTTGACCACATATTCATTGCCAGCATCATCGTACTCCACTTCGTTTTCCATCCCTTCGTCTGCCCATTCAATGAGCGTGTTAAGGTTTTCTACTTCCTTGGTAAGTGCGTTGACATCGTTGACATTATGCAGGGCATTATCTTTTAGGAATGCAGGTTGTTCAGCAGGCACGGGTGCTTGCTCAACTTGTGCTTGGAGTTCTTGGTTCTCAGCAAGCAATGCTTTCTTCTGCGCGGTTAGTTTCCCAAACCTTTTGATTGCAGAAGCATTGAGATGCTTGGCTAATTCCTTTGACTCCTCCTCGGATAATGAATCCAAATCCAGGTCTTTAAACTTTGAAAGAACATCTGAAGGTTGTACGGGTTGCTCATCTGATTCCTCATCTGATTCTTCCGGCTCTTCAGCAGACTGATCCTCTGATTCCTCCTCTTCTTCCGTAGATTCTTCTGCAACGGGTTCGGATTCTTCTTCGGTTGTGGTTTCAGTATCCTCGCTTTGGCGTTTCTGCATCAGAGATGATGCAAGTTCTGCCATCGTTAGGTTACCTTCACCTTGCGTTAAACTATCCACGGAGTTTTGAGAGGACTCTGAGTCAACCTCTTGAATTGCTTCTTCCATAAGATCAAGGCATATGTAGCCTAGTGTAGCAAAATGTAGTGCAGTCTAGCAAAAATGGCAACAAAAAAGCCCCTGTGACCCAACCCCACGAAAGGTCACAGAGGCATGAACTATACTAACTATAATCTACCAACCTAGAAAATTATAACTTATAAAAGGTATCGAGTTCCTCGTCTATTGCTTCAAGCTTTCCACACATCATGTAGTGCCTGTTTGTGCTATCTACTATAGCTTTAGTCTGCAATTGACGGATAACTTCTTCTCGCATTGCTTCTCTCATTGCAATGTATTGCTTAAAGTGTGGGTCATTCTTCAACATGGATAATGCCTGGATTGCTTCCTCGGCATCTATCTCGTGGTAGGTTTTTCTTTTACGGGGACTCATAGTTATTTTCTTTTGTGCAAGCCATGCTTGGCATATTGCTTGCCCTTGCTTGTGGCTGCTCTTTTCTTCTTGTTCGCAGCAGCAAGTTTTGCTCTGCCTGCCTTTGTGCTTTTTAATCTTTTGATCTTGCTTGCTGGGGCATAGACCTCACCTGTCTCAGATGATTTCTTACCAGATGCAGTACGCCACCCCTGTTTTGTCCATTTCTTGAGTGACTTCTGTGGCTTCCTTAATGGCATTATCTATATCCTCCACCCTTGGCTTTATATTCTTTGGCAAGCATTTGGGCTTTACGTGCAGACCATTGACCTGCTTTACCACCTTTAGATCCAGACTTAATCTTGCTAAATAGTCTCTTACGCATGGTTGGCTTAGTATAATTACCAGCCTCATTTACACGGGACTTGGCTTTCTTTTTAGCTACCATTTAACAATCCCATGCTTTGCGTGACCAATAATTGGCACTTAGTTTATTTGTCTTACCTTTAATACCACCTGACCTTGCACAGTAGCTCTTCTTGCGTGCAGGTTGGTTTTTCTTGATACTTAAATTTGCGTCACCAAATCGGATGGTCTTTTTCTTTCCACCTTCAGAAGCATAGACTACAAACTTCTTTTTTCCATAACCAGGTTCACCTTTGCGGATACGCCTTGGGCTATTTACTTTACTTGGTCTTCCGCTTGCCACCACATTTCTTTTTAGTCATTTTCTTTTTAGGTCTTCCAACCTTACTTCCATAAGTTCCTTTTCCCATTGGTGGCATAATTTTATCCTCCTGTTTGTGCTGCTCCTGTTGATCCAAATTGTGTGGGTGCTGCTCCTAATCTTCCGATTGTCGCATTCTTTTTTTGCTGAACTTGCATTTGTCTTTGTTGTAAATAATTGGAAATACGCTCCTGTAGGGCAGGGTCTTGTTGTACCTTTTGTGCCACATCGGGTTGAGCTAACCATTGCTGGAATATCTGCAACTTCATCTCGTGGGCATCATTGGGTTTAACATTAGGTGGTACGCCAGCATAGATTTCTGCAATAGTCTGTCTCTCTTCATCCATTGCTTTCTGCGATGCGGTTTCTTTGGGAAGCATGATACTTTCCGCAGCACCCGGTAAAATCTGCCCAACTGCAATTTGTAATAATCTCTCGGTATCCAGCGTACCATTCTTGTCGAGTTGTGCGCCAAGTTGTGCAATTGCTTTTACACGCTCAAGCATTTGTTCTGGATCTTGTGTGGCAGCATCAAACTGCATGTAAAAATCAAATCGTTCACCAGCATTTCCTTTGTCGTACTTCTGCATGTCCTGCATACCTGTGACACGGAAGTATTCTTGGTCTGGGCCATACTGTTGGTAAAGGGAGTAAACTTGATCGAGTAGAAGTTTTAAGTGATGAAATACTTTATCTATCACTTCTTGTTGCTTCATCTGTGCTTCCACAGGATTTACTCCTGGTGCGTTTCTACCAAAGTATCTATCTGCTTGTTCTTGGATGTATCTACGAAGTTCTACATTTACACCTGACCCACGGGGTGTATCTGCAAATCTTACTTCACCAGGTACACGATAAGGTAATTTTACACCCGGCCCAAAACGGGAAGGGGCGCGCCCAAGAGGGTGTTCCAAAGGAGGTAAAGTTGTTAACGATTGTGCATCAATCGCTGCATCTGTTTCGACCTTGAGTACCTGCTGCAAGCTTTCAATAAGCTCCGGGTATGACCTAGACGAGTATAATTTTTTGTCTGTTTTTTCAAGGGTGGTTACCACGAATGGATATTGCCCATGTGCATAATCAAGTAATTGATGCTTGGCATAAAGATCAGAAATATTGGCATGGTAGATCGTGCAGTAAATACCGGGTACATTATCTTCATCCAATAGTCTTTGATAACAGTACACAATTCTAACAAGGCTATTATCATTGTTTCTGGTAAACTCATCATTCTCTCGCAATTGATAGATGTTCTCATCTGTATCCTCGCCTTGTCCTGCAAGTTCAATCGCTGCATCCACAAACTCTTCTGACCATTTTTCGGTGCTAATTTTAGACCTTAATTGCTCAGGGGTCATGGATACCACATGGAACATGTATGGTGCTTCCTGTGGATCTATACAATAGCTTGGCCAAAACACATCCTCATCTGGTGCAAGTGCCTTGATCTTTGGTCTGCTTACAACTTGGCGTGTTACAGGTACTGTTGTTTCTCCATCCTTACGCATTTCCTTTAACATTGCCCGTGCCTTGGACTTGCTAATATCAAACTGCGTTTTTAAAACTTCTGTGAGTTCCTCGTCCATACTTCCATCTTGGATTGCTCCGGCAATCTGTGGAAGGACTTGAGCGATTTCCTCTAGGCTAATGGTTTGCTGTTGCTTGAGTTCTTGGTTCTCATACCAGCAGTAATGTACCATCATGCCCTTTTCAAATAGATGGTTTAATCCAAGCTCAACCTCTGGGTAGAACTCTTGCATCTTGGAATTAATTAACCATCGTAAGAACATGCTAACCACATTGGCACGCTCAACATCATTTGATTCTGTTGGTGTGGCTACAATGTGACCACGTCTAATCGCATTCATGCTCATTGCCACACGGCAGGAGATTAATTCATCTGC